CCGTACACGTGTTCGTTGATCTTGACTACCACCACGGCATTTGTGCCGAAATCATTGTTGACATCGTTGTACAAGCCAACAACCTTCAAGTTCAATGCTGCTGTTGTTGCCAACGTGCTAGAGTTTAACTCCATGGTAGAGATACCAGTAGTAGTGCTGCCGCCGGTGCCAACAACATCGGCATTATTGCCAACGTTAGCTGCCACAAATCCTGCATCACACTGAACCAAGAACAACTGATTGGGATCATCTATTACATCAGCAACAATTTTACCTGCTGTGATGTTGACAGAGCCCGGATAGAAGTTCTTAAAAGTTGGTTTGCCTGTAGTGGGATCAATATAGTTGCAACCATTGAACACGCCTACCGCAGCAGTGTGTGTAGCTGGAAGAAACCGAGTAATGAATCCACTTGCAAGGGCTACCAAGTCACCCTGAAAAATTGTCCCGGCCTGATTATCAGCAATCTCATAGCCATACTGCTTTTGAGCACCAGTAGCTGAAAGATTACCAATAGCACGCAGACCAAAGGCTTTATCGATATTAGCCATTTAAATCTCCTAAAAAATTGAAGTTATCAGTCTTACGACTGACGGAATGTTGTGCGAGAACTCCGTTCTGGAGCCTGAAGCCGCATTGAAGAGTGTGCGTTTTCACGCATCATCTCATTGTCCACCGCATGTAACTGGTCCTGTGCCTTTTTACGGAAATAAGCATTTCTCTCGTCAACCGTTTCATCAGGAATCCTAGCGAGTAAAAGTCCTCCAACAGCAACAACTCCGGCATGTTTGCCGTCGTCCATCGTTGGGAGCATACCTCGATATTCCTCAGGAAGATCTTCAAGACGGACAAGTTCATATCCCTCACGAAGCTTGCTGTAAATGTTTTGGTTGTCAAAATTTCCATTGACCTCTGCGCGAAGCCAACGGTGCTTATACCCCTCAGGGGCAGGTGGTGCATCTAAGCGCGAAGGAGGACTCCATGGCTTGCGACGAGTTTCTTTTTCCCGAGTTTCGGAAGAACGAGCGGCTCTATCGATAGTAACTTTTTCAACCATGACTTACTCCTTTACGTACTTAGCATACTCTTCAAGAGGTACACCCAATTTTTTTGCAATGGCAACCTGACTCGGCGATAACCGGACAGTTCTGCGCGCACTATTAATTCCGGAACTCCGGCTGGCAGGGGCAACAGCAGGCGCGGCACGCTGTTGTCTGATTTGAGAAGCAGAACCTGAGTTCTGAAAACGACTTGGAAACTCCGTTTGGAGCCTCCGATCAAGCTCAGTATAGTATTCATCAGAATTAGGGTCAACCCCCTCTTGACTCACCAACGTCTCGTGTATGCCCCATGCTGCATAGGTCATTACACGGTCTTGGCCAAACCAAGGATTGCGCTCTGCCCATTCTTCCGCTTGAGGGCTAGGAACGGCCCGTTGAGGCGGCTGATAAACCGGTGCTGGCTGCTGATAATTCTGTTGCTGTGGCTGTTGCTGATAAGCTTGAACCTGCTGCTCCTGACTCTGTAACCATCCAGCAACTTGACGCTGCTCCATGGTCAAATCCGTCAAACGTTGGTTGGCTTCCGTCTCTGTATCAATGTCGCCCTCTTCACGGGCCTTGCGAATAATAGACCTTAACGCCGTCTGCTGAGTGTCAAGCCGTGTTTTGGCTTCATTCAGTCGGCTGTAGTCCGTGTGAACCAGTTTTTGTTGAAGCGTCTGAGTCTGTGTTTGCAGTCCTTTGGCATATTCCACCGCAGCTTGTTCACGGCGCTCGGCCTCCCGCATTCGGGCGGTAAGCTTGGAGATACGCTTTTGGACGTTATCGCTGATAGTTTCCAGCTCTTCACGATTAGAAGGAACAGCGTTTTGTTCCTCACTGCTGGAGTCAGATGTTTCAAAAACTTCTGTTTTATTGGTCTCTGGGAAAGAAACGTCCGTTTCAACCTCGTTTTCACCTAGATCAAACTCTAATTGTGTGTCTGTTGCTGTTGCCATTAATTACCTCACATGTGCAGAATGTCTTCTGGGTCGTTTATTGTGGCTAAAACCTCGTCATCGTTAAGAATCCGGATTTCACCCCCGTCAATGGCCATACGCGCACCCGCGTAACGGCCAAAAATAATCCAATCACCCTTCTTGCACCAAGCGCCAGTAGGGAATTTGACTTCGTCCTTGTAGGCCAATGGGCCAGTTGACAAAACGTAAGCACATGTGGTCGTAAGTTGTTGGCGGTCAAGCGTTTGATCCGATAGTTCAATTCCGCCTTTGGTTTTCCGCGCTCCACGGTACGGTAAAACAATCACCCGCCAACCCGTTGCCACAGGAAGGTGTTTTGAAATAGTTTCAACTTGATCTTGACGGTCTTTTTTGGCCTTAGACAATGCAAGCGCATTGGCAGCCTCATCTTCTTTGGCAGCTTGTGCCCATTTTGTTTCTAGCGCAGTGGTTTCTGTCATGTTGGCCCTCATTGATTGGAATTCTTGCTAAGAAGCTCTCTTACAGCTTCCTCAACAAAACGAAATCCCTCTAGACGGCCCATCAAAAACCTGTACTGCTCCATATCCCGCACTGAACCAGACAAAATCATGTCGCCCGTTTGTTTTTCAAGGCGACGAATTGCTGTCAACACAGTTTCTGAAAACTCAAGCATGGATTACTCCAATGAAGCAGACAATAAGGCCCTTGTCCGAGGGGTGTACTTGCATTATGCACCAGATTACGTAATCTTTACCTTGTTAAAAGCGTCTTTTCTGTAAATAAATGTAGGTCCCGGTTGTTTTTTTGCCTTTGGAGGCACCTTAGGCATGGGACTTTGTGGTTTTTGCATCATTTTTTGTGGCATTTTTGGTTTATTGCGCATTTCTGGCTCCTTGATTTGACATTTTTGCAAGATCAGCCTGCATTTTTTGAGTTTGCAGCATTAATTTAGCCTGACTTTCTTGTTGATCAGCCTGTTCTTTCTGTTGTGAAAGCTGCAACTCTGCTTGATCTAGCCCGCTCTTAGCCTGATCGCGCTTAGCAGACTGCTCCAACTCTTGTTTCTTGAGCGCAATCAATGGATCCTCTTGATTGCCTGCCCCTGACAGCTCTTCTCCCAATTTTTTAACTTCTTGGAAGCCTTGCGCCACCTTCACAGCAATCATTGCCTCACGTTGTAGTGCAGAAACTATTCTTTCCGGATCAGTACCATATTGCTTAAACAACTCTGCCTCTATGTCCTCTTCCGCCTTCAGTCGGATGTGGTCAAAAATATGTTTTTGCAAACTCACAGCAACGTTTGGCATCCCCTGCATCAAAGGAGACATTCCAAACAAAATGTGCGTCATGATGTGCGCATCATGCTGCTGACCAGCAAACGCTTTAAGCGGAGAACCGTCCAGCGCCTGTGAGTTTTCACTTGCGGGATCCTTAGGCTTATCCACATTCTGTGTGTTTAAAATCTGATCGATATCTCGCACACCAATTGCCTCATACATACGGCGATAGGCTTCGTACATATTGTGCATCTGTGGTGCGCTTTGTGCTAACTGCAACTGGGTCTGCGCCATAGTGATGCGCTGAGCAACAGAGAAAATATTGGGGTCAGAAACAGGCAACACATCGATGCGATCATCGAAGTCCATCCTCTTAATAACACGACTCTCGCCCGGTACATCGTACGGATACTCATCGGGTAGAAAATCTGCAAAGCCCTTGGCGAGCAGTTGAAACTCCAGCTTTTGGCTGTAGTGCAACCGCTTGTGGATGGCCGACATGACCGAGCTGCCCTTCTCAAGCAACGCAATCGTCGTTCCCACAGCAGCATTTTGATTGCTGTCACCAACCTGCATGTCCGTAATGCTCGCCATGCGCTGACCAGCAGTAACGCAAAAACCAAGCAACGTCATTAACGTTTGGCTAGGCTCCTTATACGGCAACGGCAGCAAAGATGATTGCAACTCCATGCCGCCCGCGTCCATGTCCCGCCACTCACCCGGCTGAATCGGCACATCATCGTTCATGATCCGTGCGCCTTTAGCCTTGAAGCCCGCAGGCAGATTCACCAACGTACCGGCATCCAGCAATTGTTGCAGTGCAGCAGTAGCGGTTTTGGACAGGTTACCAACCAAGTGCAAGAAACCAAGACCGTACGCGCCAAGCCCCTGCACCAAACAATAGTGGACATAGTACTGCTTGCGAATAAACAGCTTGTCGCCTTCATTCCAGTTACGACGAATGCCAACTACATCCCCCGTGCCCTCATCTACAGTAATGATGTACGGCTGCGCAATACCAGTTATCTCACCATCCTCATCCTTATGCTCAAACCCCATAACCTCATAATCTAACTGGAACTCCAACAGGCTAATCTCCTCCTCTTCATCCGTAGGAGACATGCCCGTTGCCTTGTCTACAGCTTTTCTGATCGTGCTCTCGCTCATGTTGCCATAAGACTGTGGCTGAGCAGCATCTAAATACTGACCACGGGCCACGGCTTTTTTGTATTCATTCGTGGTCATGGGAACGCGGTGAATAATTCGCTCGCATTCGCTCATCACCGAGCTGCCCTGATACGGGATATACAAGTTGTCTGGCAGCACCAAGGCACTTACCATGCGCCCTTTGTTCTCGTCGTAGTACACTTTCTTAAAGGTAGAGCCGCCGTAGCCGGTGTAGAAAAGCAATTGGTCAAACTCAGGCGTGTACTCTTCCATCACCGAAGTGATCTGGTAGTTCATAAAATCGCGCACGCGGTTGGCCTGCATTACCTTTTCACGTGTTTCCTTACCCAGCACTCGCGTGCGCACGGGGCCGTCCGATGGCATCAACTCTTTTAGTGCGGTAGCCTGAAACTGCACAATGCTCTCGGTAAGCAGTGGATGGCTCACGCCGCTTGCGCCCTTAAACGGTTTGGTGCGCTCTTCCATGCTAAAGCCCAGCAACTTCATGCCCTTGCTGTACTGGTCTTCCCAGTCTTTTCTAGAAGACTTGTCCGCTTCAAACAACAACATTAAATCGCTGCTGATCAACGTGAGCACGTCGGTATCAACAACTTCAGCCAAGTTGGCATCAAAGGGCACATCTGCGTCTGCTTGGTCGCCAATGTTTACCACGACCTCGCCGGTCGCTGTGTCAAACTCAATCTCAATTTCAGGCATTTCTTCCAGCATTTCCTGTGCAGAAACTTCTACGTCTACTCCGCCTTCGGGGTAGTCATCGCCTGTGATGCGTTTTTCAATTGGCATGTTGTGTCCTTAAATATATCTAGCAGTGCTGGTCTGGCGTTCTACCATACCACCTTTGGCAAAGCCACCAAGGGGACCAAAAATATTTTCATATGCTTGTTGAACAAGGGAAGTGGCATCTTTTTTTTCTCCTACTACGTATTGAGAACCGTTATTTAGTCTAACCGCTTCTTCTCTGACATCTTTAAAAAAGCTTTTTAAATCTAGTGCTTGGCCCAATGGTACGGAGTCTGCCAACCATTTTGGAGTGCTTTTTGGAATTTCTACCATTCCCAATTTGTCAAGCGCATGAATCCCCTTAAAACCACCGTATTGATTTTCAAGCAATTTAACTTGTTCTTGAATAGCTGGAAGTGCGCGATTGGTTAAAAAGTCTTCCTTGTTGTCTTTTTCTTTTATGTCAGTAATAGAGTACTCTGGTCGGCCAGCAGAGTCTTTTCCTATTTGTTCTACACTAACTTGAGCAACGGGCCTTGCATTTTTTTCTGTTCCAGTGACCAGTACATGCAGTTGGCTTTTTCCACTGCCATAGCTTAAAGCATTAACTTCTTGTGACGTGCACCACCCGCCATCACATCCTACATCAGTAATAAGAGATTTATATTCTGGGTTTTTAACAGGGTCAGGAAGCGCGACACTTATATACTTTCCATCCTGCAAAGAATTTCTTGTCAGTCGTGGGTCTTCACGTAAAGCTGACGTAGCCATGCGTGCCCTAGTTTCATCTTCCCATCTTGTAAATCTAGCTACACGATTAGAAACTTCTGCAAGATTAAACCTTGGTAAAAGCTCATCTGGAAGACTAAATTCCTTAGGCACCACAG